GGCTGCTATTCGCTTTGAGGATTGAGTCCCCCCCACCTACCCCAGCTAGCGTCTTTGGGTGTTCTCTGCTTCTTGCCGCTCGTCTTTGCTCTATGGCATGGCGTGCAAATAGATTGCAGATTGTCGGGGTGATCCGTGCCGCCTTTGGCTTTCTCGTGTATGTGGTCTACTTCGTTTGCTTGAGTGAGCCTGCTGCTCTTTAGGCATACTTGGCATAGATAGTTGTCGCGCTTAAGTATTTGCTTTCTTAACTTCTGCCACTGCCAACCATACCCGCGCTCTGTCGTGCTCTTGGTGTGATCCCATGTCATATGATCTTTACAGGGTCTAAGTTGGCTTGCCTTGGGCTTGTCACTGTATAGCCGTTCGTATATGTCGAATCAGTTATAGTTATCGTGAGGTACTGATATTTGTTTGTGTTTGTAGTGTTGCCAAGCTCAAGCGTTAACTGTGTAGCGCTATCTACTTTTACCCGATCAGAATCGCCTGATAATGTCCAAGTATCAGAGCCTAAGTTGATCTCTATCTCTGTCGCATTGGTGAGGTCTACACCCGAAAACGTAAGCACAACCGGGTTGTCTTTGGTTTTAACGATCACGTTTTGCATATGGTCACTCGTTGAAATTGACAGTTATCAGGTCATCAGCAAAGCCTAGCGTCACATCACTAGGGGTGCCGCTGAACATAGGCTCACCGCCCAGCCTTAGGTTTGCAGTTATAGTTGCTGATCCAGTCAATGCAGCGGCCAATTGATCTGCGGGTATCGTTAAGTCTGCTGTTATCGTGCCTGATGCAGTTAAGTCAGCAGCTAAAAGCGCTGTGCTGAATGTCAAGTCTGCGGTTACTGTGCCGTTAGCGTTCAGTGTTGCAGCTAGGCTTGCACCGGGTATCGTGAGATCACCCGTAACAGTCGCCGTGCCCGTAAGAGCCGCGCTTAGTTGGTCAGCTGGTAGAGTAAGATCAGCGGTTATTGTGGCCGATCCTGATAGATCAGCTGCAAGGCCGTCTGTCGGTATTGTCAGATCAGCAGTAATTAAGCCTGTTGCTGACATATCGCACGCTAATGCGTCAGCCGGTACAGTAAGATCTGCAGTAATTGTTGCCGTTGCAACTAATGCTGCGTTTAGTGCGTCACTTTGTGCTGTCAGATCAGCGGTTAAAACAGCGCTTGCTGTCATGTCACACGCTAACGAATCGCCACCTACTGTCAAATCTGCAGTAACAATACCGGTAGCCGTTAAAGCAGCGGCCAATTGATCAGCCGGTAAGGTCAAATCAGCGGTTACAGTACCAGAAGCCGAAAGATCAGATGCTAAGGCCGCGCCTATTGCGGGTACTGTCAGATCAGCAGTTACAGTAGCGCTTGCATTTAAGTCACTGGCAAGGCTTGTAATACTGCCATTGTCAAGGATCGTTAAGCGTGATTCGCTTGTGAACGTCCCTGCACTATCATCAAACCACTTGTATGCAAGCGTGATTGTCTGAGGGGGTGAAACTATAAAAGTCGTGTCTGCAAACCATGTGACATCCGGATGAGGCTCAATATATAAAGCGTCTGGATTTGCGGCAGTAAAACCACCGCCGCCTAAATCGCCGTCTGTTTGTGAAGCTTCGTAGACACTCTCTGTTGTGCCCGGATCTGGGTTGCTACCGTCATATATAAACGACTCGAACCCAAATAGAGCATTAATAGTTGCGCTTGCTGTCAGGTCTGCGGCTAGCTGTGCGGCCGACATTGTAAGGTCTGCAGTAACCGTACAAGAAGCCGTAAGAGATGCCGCAAGCTGATCAGCTGGTAAGGTTAAATCAGCAGCAACAATTGCGCTACCGCTTAGGTCCGCTGCTAGCTGTGCAGCAGGTAAACTTAAGTCAGCAGTGACAGTACCAGAAGCAGTTAAATCTGAAGCGAGTGCCGCGCCAGCTCCACCGCCTGACGATTCGAAAAGTTCAAAGTGAATCGCATTACATGGCTCTGACGACTCTTGAAAATCAAAGCCTACAGTATAAGTTGTTGCAGTAGCTGCGCTTCTGTCATAGCAGCCCATCGTGACACCGGAGGCGCCAGATGTGGTTGTAGCCCCTTCATTTGTCCCGGCAATGTCTGAGAAAGTGCTAATTGGCCCGATGACACTTGTGTCTGGACCGCCATCCATTCCGGCCGCGGTAAAAATGTAAGAATTAGCCGCAGTAGTATCAAGAGTTGTAGTGACCTCGCCAGGGCTCGACACTGTTTGCGATTGATAAACAGGCGTACCTACTGGTGTTGTCTGATCAACGCCGCTATAGCAAACCGCTGTTATAATTTGATCAGCTGTAGCGCCGCCCTGCGTTAATGATAGCGTATTTGACCCGGTAGACGGGTTGGCCAAATACCACGCATCAACTCTATTGCCGCCGCCGTCTTGGCCTCCAATATATGTCATCGAAACGCCGTTATATGTAACGGACGCGGGCGTTGTTGTTTCAGTATAAGCTGAAACGATTAAAATAGTATCTGTACCGCTTGCGCCTGCATCATATGCAAAGGTATGCGGATCTGAAGCGCCTGACGTTATCGAAGATGCAGCGTTAGCATGTAAAGCAATAGCCATCTTTTAGAATCTCACGTTAACTTAAATAATGCACTTCGGTTATCGTCTTTGTCGCACACTCTCACATATACGTCATTAGCATCTACGCCTAGAGTCCAGCAATTCACAGTAATACTTGTATTACTCCATGATGTAGGAGGTAAAACGCCAAAAACCGTGGCTGAATCGGCGTCAGGACCATCAAAAAACTCTACACGGCATTGCGCGTAAGTGTCAGAACCAGATAGCTCATCTGAAATAGCAAAGTAAATTGCGCCCCAATGGCGTGTTCCATCGCTACTAGTTGCCTTTGAATAGGCAGCACATTTTAACCTGTCATGCCACGGAGGCGGATCTGGTTGGTTTTGATACATGACCCGGAAGGCTTGCGTTTCTCCCGTTCCGTTTCCGGTATGCCCTCGATACTTAAATGTGCAGTTATCAACTTGAGGATCTGCACCGTGTATCGTTTGCCAACTTCGGTAATTCCAAGCGTTCGCAGTATTATCACCTGCAGTGTTGTGGTACCACACAGGGTCAAAGGTATTATTGTTCGATGCTATTGCGCCCTTCGCAAAATACAAATCATGACCTTCACCGTCAGCCGCGTTTCCTGTGGCGTCTCCGCGATTACCGATCATTAGCCAATAGTCTTTGACGTTATAATTCGTATGCGTTGCATATCCTGCTGTATACAAGTAAAAGTTCCTAAACGGGAACCACCCTTGCCACTGCCCACTAGATATACCTGCTGCTACACGTATTGAATCAGCTGCACCGGGTATGCCGAGCTGCGGCCCTGCTCCTGTTGGCCCGTATCCGTTAGCAACATCAATATATTTGTATCCGACATTGCCGCCCAAGCCGTATGCGTTGTCGTAAATCCCACGGCCAGTTGCATCTGCATAAGTACCTATTTGCGGGTCTGATTCTGACGGAGCTTGATTGTGTGTTTTTCCGTAAAAGTTGTCAGCATTCACAACAGTAGGGCCGACAGCACCAAAGGCCGCACCTGTTATGGTCAACGTATTGCCTTCTGCCCATGTGCCAGAAATACCGGATATTGACAAAGACAATGACGGAGCGTCACCGTTCGGATAATTGCTCATAAGCGCGTTTTCGCGCTCTGCATTCCTTGTCAGCGTGATGGTTTTCGCCATTATGCAAACGTAAAAGTAAATGCACCTGCGGCAAATTCTGGCGCCGCGTCTCCGTTGTTTACAGTTCGGCTAGTAGTCAAAGCTTTGTGGGCCAAAAGGTTGCCCGCTGTTGATGCATCAAAAACGCCTAAATGCGTGACTGTTCCCCAGTTTGCAGAAGGGGTTGGAAACGTAATTGTGCTTGAATTTGCCGTTTGTCCGTCTGTGCCGCTCGTAGCATCAAAAGATGCATCAGCTACAGATACAGCTACCCGAGCATAGGAGCCGCCGCTTACCTCCGTCCCGCCGCCCGAATCAGATGGCGCTGCAGTAAATAGTGCAAAATATAAGTTGGTTGGCTTTGTGAATGAGCCGGTTCGGAAGATATGCTTGATAAGCTCATTTTCCAAGTAATCAGACATGTCAGACATTTTTTAATCCTCTTGATTTGCCGTATTGATAATTGTTCGAAGTGTTGCAATGTGGTTGATTAGTAGTTGGTCACGTGTCAGCAAATCGACGTAAACCGTTTCAGGGAGACATGCCATTGACTTCGCTTTGATAAGCGGGACGCTAGGCAATGGGGGTAATTCTATGTGAGGTTTTACAAACTCAGTCGTCGCGCATCCGCTGAAAAGGATCGCGTTCAAACTTATCACGTATACCTTTTTCAGCGCGTTCAAGCTCATCACGTAGTACTTGCTCGTTTATCGCTTCTGTGTGTGCGATCTGCTCTCTTATCTCTCGTTCTATTGCGTCCACTTCGCGCATGACTTTGATATCTTGCGCGAGTCTTTTCGACTTGTCGCGATAGTGTTTTGCTGAAATTAGAGACAAGATAAATGCGAGTGCAAAACCAGCGTAAAGCTTGAGCCGCTTGATTATCATGATTTCTCACTCAATCGACCTGTAGTTAACTCGCGTGTAACTAAGATGGCCAGACCGATTAAAAAATTGATCGGTCCCGAATAGCCCTCTATAAACTGTTCGACTTGCTGCAAGTTCATTTGCGCGTATGACATGACCATGACTGCGAGCCCGAGCCAGTAAGTTTTTGACCTTGAGCGCTGCTTTATTAAGCTCGCCGCCTCCACGCCTTTTTTCATGCCGAAACCCCAGAATATTTATGTCAATTATCATGCCCGCAATTGCTGGCTCACCCTCTACAACTGTCATCCACTTACAAACAATTCCTTCAACCAAAGGATTCGCATTGCTTACTGGTTCGTAAGGGTTAAGCGGGTATTCTTCGATCAAACAGATATCAGAGCGGCGCTTATATACGCGCATATCGTTAGCATAAAAACGACTTGCTGTTTCTTGGTCTTGCCAAAACTGGAAATCACTTTTTCCGACATAATTAGCTGCAGAAACTGAAAATTTTTCTTCATATTTTCTGTTTATGTACCACATCACCGGGAGCGGCTTTTCATCGAAAATCGTTATTTTTTTTATCCATGCCGCAGCGTGACGCATGTTGTCTAGGTATATTTTAAGCTCATCTGATCCTTGATACTTTTGGAGCAACCTGATTTCGAGCTTTACTTTTTCTTTTTCTGAAAAAGCCAGACGAGTTCTTAAGCCTTGATTTTCTTCAATCAGCCCTGCATTAAGCTGATATTGAGTATTAAGCGCGCTCTGCTGGGCTGTAAGCTTCTGGCCTTCGTAGACGTATACATAGCCGATAATCGTTATCGAAGCTGATGCAACAGCCGTCAAAATATGCTTGAGATTAAAAATAGTTTTACTGCGCACGGGACACCTTTACAGCCAGACAACCATCGGCGGTTTGCTTGGATCGTCGTCAACGTGAATAAATGTTTTGTAAATCCCTATGCGATGGAAACCGGCTTTCACTAAGCCGAAAAGAATGCGGGCGCGTCGTGCGCTTGTGCGGGCTTCTAGATCAAAAGCCCAGCCAATTTTATGTGCAGATGTTTGCGCCCCGCCTATTTTTGCGTTGTAATCTTCGCAGCGTATAGAGCTGTTAATGACATAGGGCACGTTTGAATATTTGCGGGCAAGCTCTAGCTTTTTGAGTGCCTGCGGTTGCATGTGATCCCAGCCCAAGCCACAGCCGCACGAACACGCGAACTCTGACCGCCCAAAGTGCTTGATACTTTCCAGGCTGTTTATTTTCTTCATGCAATAAAAAACCCCGCAAGTGCGAGGTTTTGGATTTGGCGCTTTGTGTAATTTCGCCAATTGTATACATTCTAGCCCTGTTTTGGGACGCGGTCAATTTTTAAGCAGTTTTTTTTTGGTATGCATGTGGGCGCATCATTTTGTCTAGTTTTAATACTTGCTTCCTGTATCGTTTCTTTTTTTCGCGGTAAAAGTCGTACTCCATATCCAAAAACTCGGCCACCCTAACGCCACTTGGAACCCGCCGCAAAATAACCTGAAGCCTGAGCGGAGCTAATAAAAAAAAGCGCACATCATCTGGCATACAATGCAAAAGGCCGTGCGCGTATTTATCAAAATTTGTCACTGAATAACGTGCCAGCTGTTCAGCCTTTGCGCTGATACTCTCGCACTTATATGCGCTTGGTGGTGGTGGCTCTCCTTTAAAATCAACAAGGTTTCCCGCCATGCTGGCGCCCTGCCAAGGTATGTCATTGTGCAACCCGTCTTCAACCTTGTAACACGACCATACAATAGCATCTATTTGTTCGCCTTCGTACTTTTCCACACTCACCCCCTTAGCAGCTTTTCAATCACCGTTAACGCTTGACCGCTTTTCACAAGCTGCTGTGTGCATCGGTATACAGTCCAGCCTAACAGCATGGCCTCGCCGTATTTTTCACAGTCTGCCGTGAGTCCCTTTGATGTTTGGTGGCGTCCAAGTTTCATCGTGCCGTTTTTGTTATTGCCATAGTAGGTAACGCCCTCAATTTCAACCGCTATTTTTTTATCAGGCCATGCAAAGTCAAAACGCCAGCGCCTGACTGGGTGAAACCTAAACTCTCTTTCAGGCTCGGGCAAACCTACCGCCCGGCATTGAAACTGAAACTCTTCTTCGGCCTTGCTCAAATTACCCCCTGCTCTATCGCATGGTGTAAGGTTTGAGCAACGTATGACCACTGCGAACCGTGCTCTTGTTCCCAAAGCACCCAGCCATGCCGGTGCAGTTCATCGTGTAGTTCACGGCAAAGAGGAAATGCAAAATAATCACTGGCTTTTAAGCCCATACCGCCTTGGCCGTGGCCGATCATGTGGTGAGCGTCTACGCCATATTGACCCGTTATTACGCATGGCAAAGTGCGAACGAAGTTGAGATATTTTTTTGATTTTAAACGGTGTACTGAGACCATTTAGCTAACCTCGCTTAACTGCATGGCTTCTTTGCGCGGCCAAGGAACATGCACCCCGAACCGCTCGCCAAAGTGTCTGTTCAGCACCTCAAAAACGTCGGTGTATTCGTTTCTATCTGCCTCAGTCGTTGAAGTTTTGCCGATAACTGATTCCTGAACGGGACGCCATAGCCGCTCTTTCACTTCCCGACCAGACCACGGTATTTCAGCGTGGTGGGCTAATACTATCCGCATATCGAGACCGGCATCATTCAGCGCCGTGGCCATCAATTCACACCATTTGTGCAGCGCTGCGTTTTGGGTCAAAGTGCGCTGGCGGTTGGTTGAATACTCGATTTTTACCCAGCCCTTCTCGCGCCATATCTTCTCTATGTTCGCTAACGTGTGCTTGAGCGTATGCTCATTGCAGATCACAAAATGCTGATTGCTCACGCGCAAACCTGGCCATAAATTACACGCGGAAGTTTTCGCACTTCTTCTGCTGTCCGGGCTGATCTTATCCAGCATTCAAGCGGCACAGAGTAAAACTCAACAATGCCAAAATGAGTGATTCGATAATACGTTCTGTTGTCCTTATATTGCGCCTCTCTCATGCTAACCTCGCTGCTGATTTAACCGTTGCCAGTGTTTTTTCGAGTGATCCCCGAGCCGCGCAATTCATGATCGTTGTGTTTATTCGCTCTCTCGCCTGTTTTGACTTGTCGCCAAGTATTTCTAAGTGGTTATCAATCAAGCGCCCCACCCTGCCCTGGTCGTCGTTTAACGCTGCTTGGTACATTTGAACCCAGCTTTGCATTAAATCTTTGCGCTTGGGCAGACCCTGTGCTTCTCGTGATTTCATCGAATAAATCCCCTTGTTTTTGTTTTTCGTCGTAGCAAACTGGGAACGGACACTGCGCATAGTCCGAACATATCCAGCACGTTAAATCTTTCTGAGTAGCCATTGATTACGCCAAGCCACCATTGGGCCTTCTGGGTCATCCATGCGCTTTGCTTGCTGTCGCTGATAAGCCTTGCGCCGGTTGACTGCCTGATAACATCCCTGAGAACAATATTTTTGGAATTTCCATTTTGGTTTGTATTCTTTATTGCACTCTTTGCAGTTCATTTGATTGCCTCTAATTTTGAATATTTCACGTACTCAAAAGGCTTAGAATCTGGTGCTGGCCGGTACTGCCTAGAGCCTGGATCGAACCAGAAGTTAAGCTTTCCCTCCCATCCTGAACCGTTGCGCTGCTTCCAAATGTGTGCACGACAGTCAGGCATCATTTTGAATTCTTCGTCAGAAACTGGCTCCCTTTCGCCTCGCGCTATTTGCTCTTTTTTCTTGTTTCGCCAAACGGTAAACCCTGAATCAATAAGATTGGTAATCGCGGATGCGCCAAGGACATCAAACTTCCCGGCAATTTGTGTTTCATCGCTCAGCTTTCGAGCGTGAGCAACGATGATAATGCAAACGTTGTACTTGTTTTTGAAATCACAGAGCGACTCTAAAAACGCTTTTTGCCCTGCATAATCGTCATCAGCAATCCCGCATTTCATCAGCGAATCAATCAAAAAATGCCTTATCCCATATCGCTTAAATGCGTACTCGAACACATCAATAATTCGTGTGGCCTTGGCCGTTCCGTTAACATCAAAAATCCATAGCTTGTCGTCATACCAATTTAAAATCGCGTTTTGATAGTCTCTTGTGGGCTTCTCGCATCCCGCCGCTTGCTGGGTCATACGACCGACCAATCTGCCGGGGCGTAGCTCCATTGACGCAATACACCAGCGCATTGAAGCACGCATGGCATCAACGATGAGATGCCCTAAAAATTCAGACTTACCATGCCCGTTTACTCCCGTTGCCAATACCAGCTCGCCAAGCCTTAACTGGAAATCGTCAGCGCCTTTCATTGCGGGCATATGAATCACATCTTCTTCGACCGGCCTTTCATCCGGGAATATCTCGTAATAGACCTCATCCGCATATGTCGAAGCTGGGCGCAATTCGACGGGATCAAGGCTTACCGCCCGTTTTATGGCTCGATCAACGTAAACCGATAAGCCTTGCTGTAAGCACTCGTTTGCATCCTTCTCGGGTAATATCACATAACGGCAACGGTGACGCCCTAGCCTCTCGATTATCTCTGCCGCTGCCTGCTTTCCTGGTTCGTCGGTATCCATTGCTAGATAGATTTCATCAAATCGCTCTAGCCTGTCGTACTCGTTTTCAATCCATTGATGCTTTGCACCAGTGCCGCCGCCGAATGGCACAGAAAGCGCCGGATAGCCCATCTGTGTCATGCTCATTGCGTCAATTTCGCCCTCAGTGATGTAAACCCTTCTAGCGCTATCGGGCATTGCTTGCCAGCCAAATAAAACGGGCTTTTGATCTTTGGACGTTGGCGCGGTTTTCTTGCTGTTGATGTCTCGCCACTTGCACATGACAAGCTCATCGTCATGGATGAATGGGAAATAAACTTTCCCTCCAGAACCGGCCACCCGAAAAGATTTCAATGTTTCTTCAGTCAGCCCCCTGCTTTTCAGGTAATCCAATTCGGGCGCAGATGCTGAGCATTTTGGCTTTTCTGGTTTGGCATAATTTTTCTTACTCTCGCGTAAGATTTTTTGTTCTTGTACTCCGAGAAATGATTTAGCCTCTCCAATCGCATCGACCAGCGCCAGCCCACGAGCCGCCGCCCAAAGGTCTAACAAATCCCCCGTTTCTCCGGTCGCAAAGTCACACCAGACCCCCGCTTTTTCTCCCGCCATGTGAACGCCAAGACTATCCCCAGGCTCACCGGATACGCTCCCGCACTTCCACTCGTTGGACTTGCGTTTGCCCTCCGGCAACAATTCCCGGCAGACATCATCAACACGAGCCGCCAGCATTTCTGATATTTGCTTAGGTGTCATGATGCTGGGTAAACCTCGCCCCACTCGTTGGCGATCCAGTCTCGGCCACCCTCTTCAAAGATGACAGAATCTAGCCGCTCTTTGGCTCGCTTGAGTGCGCGCTCTCGTGCTGTGTTTTGGGTTTTAACTTCGTACTTGTCAGTCCATCGTGCGCCGTTGATGAACGTTGTGGGATGGGGAATGTATTGGCCATCATCCTTGAGCCATTGCGCATCATGCTTCGCTCTTTCCTGCACATGACTGATAACCTGCTCGGCAAGTTCTAGCGAATCGATTTTTTTACACCATGTCTCTTCGCATTTTTTCTTGCCCTGCTTTTTCGGGTAAGCGTCCCAAAATGAACAGAAGATCTCTTTTATTTCTTTATTATCTTTATTAGTAGTTGTCGCTCGTTTGTCGCTCGTTTGTCGCTCGTTTGTCGTTTCGTTTGTCGCCTGCTGGTATTTATCGTAATTATTTACTTTAATTTCAGTACCTTGGCGGCTACTTGTTATTGTCAGCTCGTTTGTCGATTTTAGGCGGTTTAATGCTGTGCGCACTGACCTTGTTGAAACGCCTGTTTTCTTTGAAATATCATCTAAAGAAGTTAAAAAAGAACCGCGTTTTACAGTCTTTCCTCGGAAATCTTTATCTTTCCAATTTGCTTTTAATAGACAATAAATGAAAACTGAAAGCGTATTAGGGTCGTCAAACCAACCCCATTCTAGTAGCTTTCTATGAAGCGAAATAAATCCCTCGCTCATTTAAAACGCGCCTCCATTGTTCTTATTGTTGCCGGCGTTCTTTGGGCGTGTAGATACCGCACATGATCGAACCATGCCGACCTGGTTGCTGGCGACAAGTCTCTATCCGTGCTGTTTTTAATCGCTATCCGTAGCCTGCTCTCTAGATCGTTCGTGGACATGAGCGGCCTACTTTTTTTTAACTTGTTCTTAAGCTATTTTTTCGTAAAACTCGGGAATGTATCGAAGCTTGCCGTCTGTGATTCGCTCCAGCTTTAAAGCATGCTTCTCAGGGATGATCTCCCCCCACTGCGAAACGGAACCGCTTGTGACATTGCAAGCCTTCGCAACGTCAGTAACACGATCATTGAAATACTTGAGAACTGCTTGTTTTTTCATGGCTTCCTGATCTTTCTTAGGTTGGTTAGTTTTCTATACATTAATTGGTCACTTATCTAAAGTCAAGAACAGCTATGATCGCGAAATGAAGAAATTTGGTGAAAAAATTAAAGCAAGGCGCAAAGAGCTTGGTTTAAGCCAAAGAAAGCTTGCGCAAATGATAGGACTGACCCACGGCACAATCAGCCAGTGGGAATCGGACACAAACAGCCCTAAGACTGAAAATTTTATGAACCTGGCAAGGGCGCTTCAGTATTCGATAGAAGAGCTTTTAGCAGATGTTGACTTTGAGTCGTTGGACGATGAAACCTTTATGGCTATTGTAAAAGCCTCATATCCCAAGCTATCCGACGAGAAAAGAAAAGCGCTTATGTCCGCCCTTCTCGATTTTGAAATGACTTCGAAAAAATAATTGTAAGAATTAGCTTTTTATACTCCCCCTTTCTACTATCTTCCGCACCATTCAACGTTTTACGTATTTTTTTTATTTCTTTATCCATACTGACAACCTGTATAAACGTACAGCGTAACAAATAAAGCGACAGTTTATGTCGTTTCGATGCCTTTTAACAATCCCAAAAAATAATTTTAGTTTTCTCACCATTTTCGCTTGACTATGTTGGTTAGTTTTCTATACATTAGACACATCAACAACAAACAAGGGCAAGCAAATGGACATGATAAGCGGCGACAGAATACAGGCACTACAAGAGCAAATCGAAGCGCGTGAAGATGCGATTGATAGCCTGGCAGAAAAGAAGCTGGCTGATATTCAAGACAGGCAGCCAATTATTCTGAACGGTGAAGAGTACACGTTTACAGACATTATCAGCGAACAGTTTGACGATCAGTTCATTGTCCTGATGCACATGGCCTACATCGAAATGATCAAAACCAAGGCCCAACCAAGCCCGCACATGAAGCGCTTTTTTGACACTGCCGAAGAGTTGCTTATCAAAGCTTGCCGCGACGCAGTGCTTTACGAACTCGGACAATACAAATGAGCGATCCCGTCCTTGGCCACAGTTTAGTTTTCGTGGCCCCTTTTTTCTTAATTTGGCTGATAGACAAGGGGCGCAAATGAACATTCTGATACTGCTGGCGATCTGCTTTATCCCTGTCTTGGTTGTGCTCATTGGCTTTAAAGCTGAGCAAAGAAGAAAGGCGATCAACGCAAAGAAGCACTTCAGCGGCGCAACGTATTGCAATTACGCTGCATCCGAAAGTACGCGAAAGCTCATCAAATTAATTTAGAACAAGCTGCGCTTACATGGTGTGAGCGCTGCGCAGAGAAATGGGCGGAATATTATGAGAATGGCAGTTTACGTATACGTTAGTGGTATTTGTAAAGGGGACATAAAAATGATCCCGGCTCACTTTGAGCAAAAGTTAGATATTGGTGAAACACGGTGTGTGCCTAGTTTGGGATTTGAAAAAAGAATGCCGGACGTATACGCAGATTATGAAGAGCCTGATTTCGATATTTTAGAAATCGAACACGAAGAAGATTTTAAGGCTAAGCAAATTAAGCGCCTTGAAGAGCAATTAAATGATTTAAAGGGGGCAGCATGAACGTCACTATAGAAAATGTAAGCAATCAGGTTATCGATGAGAGCTTAACTCAATCTGAGCATGATGAGCTGAAAGCGCTTGTAACTAAATGGCTAGACGAAGGGCTTACCTTGGTTGAGGCTAACAGAATGAACGAACTAGAAAGCAGGGAATGGGGACTATGAACAAAAGCGAGTCAATAGCAGAGCTAGCCAAAGCTTTAGCAAAGGCACAGGGATCAATGGGGGGTGCTTCTAAGGCCGCTAGTAATCCATTTTTCAAATCTAAATACGCCGATTTAGCAGAAGTTGTAAGAGCGCTAAAGGACGAGTTTGCAGAAAACGGCTTAAGTTATGCTCAATTTCCTTTGGATGAGGGGGATAGAATAGGTGTAGAGACTGTTCTAATGCATGAGTCCGGTGAATGGATGTCTAGTAAATTCACTGTGCAATTAACCAAGAATGACGCACAAGGCGCCGGGGCTGCTATTACATATTGCAGAAGATATGCGTTACAAGCTATTGCCGGAATCCCGGCAGAAGATGATGACGGCAATGCCGCTGTTCAAAGAACTACAAACAATAAAGAAAATAAAGTAAATATCAGTTCAGTTGAAAAGACGGCACAAGAGCTAATAAATGCCCTAAGCGATGATGAGCGATCAGCAATAGGTTTCTGGCGATCCCTGGCCAAGAAGGGCCAATCATATCAAGAAAAAGTCTATAACACTCTTGATAGAGATATTCAAAAAGAGATTAAAAAGCTATCTGCTTTATATCCAGTTAATCCAGTTAAGGAGGCATCATGAATTTAGTGGACCAAAAGGCTACTGAATTGGCAGCCAAGCTATCTGTTAATGAAATGGCGCTAAACGATATTGACGAGCAGATAAAGACGCTACAGGCGAAGAAAAAGCGCCTTACATCTTCTTTAGAAGAGTTTAAGGATGATCTAAGGGAGGCTATGTCAAACAGCGGTGTTACTCGCATCGAGAATGACGAATATGGGATTTTGTTTAGACTTGACCCCCCGTCCTCTCGCGTTGAAATAGACGATGAAAGCGCAATACCAGAGAAGTTTTTAAAAACTAAAATCGAAGTAAATAAAACCGCAATTAAACAGGCTTTAAAGGTTGGCGATGATGTGCCAGGTGCAAAGCTAACGGAAGGCAAGCATAGATTAATAGTGAGGGCGTAAACATGAGTTTTGTAAAAAAAGAAAATTTAGTAATCGTTACAGGCAAATACACCGACCGTAATGGCCAAGAAAAGAACGAGTATAAAACCATAGGTGAATTAATCACCATGAACGGCAATGACGGGCCATATCAGTTCTTTAAATTATGGGGTGCGGGTGGTGTCACCGAGGGCAAGGTGTTTGCTCAGAAAGATCGAGAGACGCCCAACCAAGCGGCTACAAGAGCCCAAGCACCTGATTTCGATGAATCATTACCTTTCTAAACAGAGGATAAAAAAATGTTTTTAATATTTGTAAGCGCACTAATTCTAATTGTCTCAATGGTTGTCATTCTTGTTGTTGGTAAACGGCTCAAAGTTGTTAAATATGCTGGGTGTGGTGGCGTATTTATGGCATTTGCAATTTTTATTTTTGCCTTTGTTATTACGGTTCCAGCCGGACATATAAAGGTTGCGACTTTGTTCGGTAAGGTGCAGGAGGATAGCTACAAAGAGGGCTTACACTTCGTCAATCCGCTACTTAGTTTCACCTTGTTTGATGTTCGTCAAAAGACACATAAAGAAACCGCAGGTATCCCGGCAGAAGATAAGCTTATAACAAATATGGATGTGAGCGTTCAGTACAGGACTATTGCCGCGATGACATCCGAAATACTTAAAAACACAGGCTCTACGGATGCGTTGATTCAGGTTCATTTAATACCAAAGTTGCGATCCATTCTAAGAGAGCAAGGAAAAGGCGTTGAACAATCACAGGACTTTTTTAAGGAATCAGTTCAACGCCGGTTACAAGCAACGCTACAGACTGGCCTAGCTGAATACTTAGCGCCAAAAGGATTGCAGATTGAAAGTGTGTTAATTCGTAAGGTGCAGTTACCTAAAGTTATCAGAGATTCGATCACTGAAACCAAAAAAAGAGAACAGGAAGTCTTAAAGCAGCAGGCAGAGTTAGAGCGCTTCGCTACAGAGCAGGAACAGAAAGTGAAGCAAGCAGGGGCAGAACTGGATGCGGCTAAGCTTGAGGCCGAAAAGATAAAGGAATTGGCTGATGCTGAAGCATATAAGATCGAGGTTATTAACAAGACTCTCGCAAAGTCGCCAAACTACATCAAATTGAAGCAGGTTGAACAGTGGAATGGTGTATTGCCTGTTTATGCTGGTGGCGAGAATGTGCCGATGCTTGATATGAGATAACAGGCCTTGCGGCAGATAGCAGTAGCCGCTTTTTTATGGCCGCTTTGTCTATAAGCCGGCCATTGGGTAATTATGAAAATTGACAATCCACTAGGGTTTGCAAGGCTGCACATTTCTGATGTTTTGCGCCAGTTAGCAGCACAAGAAAATTGTGATGGTTCTCCATACGATCAAATGGTTTTGGCTGCTGATTACATTAGAAAACTTGAAAGCCGTGTGGTTGGGCTAGAAAGCAGGATAAATGGTCACAATGTTGAGTGTGAAGAAACTTGCAAACTTTGGCGTGATACCGGTGCATGTTCAATGCGTGGATATGATCGCCAGTGTCCAGAATGCCCTAAAGATTGGGTTATTGATTAGGTCCGAAACTAGACGATAGCAGTTTAAATAATGGCTCATATAAGAACTATTAGTACCTGTAAAGGGTTTTATATAAACCATTACATACACAATAGGGAGGCGTACACGGATTGTGTACAGGGGCAAATAATGAGCACAACACATAACGAAATGCCAGAGCAAGAAGTTCAAGAGCGCATAGACCACATTCTTAGATGTGACTTATCAAGCTTAACGCGAGAGACAAGGGTCGAGTTAATAAAAGAACTAAACCAATTACTGGGCGAGCATCCAAGGCCTAGCGAAACTAAGTAATGTCGAAAGGTGACTATATGAAAGACTTAATTTCAGCATTTGAAGAACTTCTAAATGCGGCTGTTGAATATGCAGAATATAAGCATGACGGCGACCCATGGTCAGAAGATGCGCGAGTAATGGGTGAGATGGAATTAGACGATTTGCGCCGGACGGGAAAGCTTGAAAGTTACAGCAAGCTATTGCGGCACTACAAAATGATTGAAAAGACCAAGCAAAGGCTAAACAAGATGCCAGCTAGTTAATTTGTCGGTTAGGAGTAATTTAGATGTTATCAGTTATCAGGCCAAAAAAACCAAACAATCCATCATGGGTGAGCTTGGGCGCTTTGGATTTAAAAACCGGCTACGCAGCTTATGGTTATCAACACCCTCGACTTGCACTCCAAGTTATCTCTGCCCTCGAAGTGCCAGAAGGCGAAGCGGAGTATCACGTTTCAGTAGTTCGCATGGGTAAACATGGGCCAAAAAGATGCAGCAAAGAAGAAGCCATCCTGGTTTTAAAGCAGTTCGGCATGGACGGCGCACTTGAAGACAATCACAGCCCTACGGCACGTAGTTTTTGGTTGCCTGTAGCTGAAAAAGAAATAGGCCACGAGTGCGAGTGTAAGGCAGACGAGACAGCGATAATTGAGGGTGATTTCGAATGGCGTCCGCTATTTAGCAGCGTGGCCGATGCCGCCAAAACTAAGTAATGTCGGAGGTGCATTTTTGAAAGTGATTATTTGTGGCGGGCGAAACTATCAGCTAAATGATGATGATTACGATGTAATCAACAAGCTGCACAAAGAGTATAGTTTTTCCTGCATAGTATCTGGGCATGCTACGGGTGCGGACAGATGCGGCGAAGTGTGGGCGCTAGATAATGGTGTAGAGATCAGAACTTTTCCCGCAAATTGGAAGAAATACGGCAAAGCCGCAGGCCCAATGCGCAACAAACAAATGGCTGAGTTTGCTGAAGCGCTGATTGCTTTCCCTGGCGGCTATGGGACAGTCAACATGATTAATCAGGCTATAACAAAAAAGCTCAAAATGCTGTTTATAGCGAAGTAATGTCGAAGGTGACTATATGGAATGGGATTTATTTGCGCTAATTATGGCTTTATTGGTTTGGTTGTCTGTCTGGCTAGAAGAAAAAAGCTACCGAGAGGCGCATAAAACGATGAGGACAAACTTCCGACATAAACACTGCCGCCTCGTTAAAACTTGGTACGGCTGGAAATGTGAAGAACGCAAGACTAAGTAATGTCGAACAAGAAGCCTTGGAGGTTGATATGAAAGAAGAAACAAAGTGCTCTAATTGCGGGCAAAAATCAACAAGTCAGCCAGCCGGTGACGGGTGTCATACATGTCTGGCGGGCAGTATGGTTAAGACTAAATAATGTCGTTTTTGAGGGTTAAACATGAGAAAAAACATAGGTGACTTATGGGATTAGCAATTAATTTTAAAAATATTTACGACAGGTCTTTAACTATCAAGCTTGGTGCAATCGAATTGCCAGCCAAAAAGAAAGTCAGCAGGAAACGCCAGAAGTACGCAGCCGGAGTTGAATATGAAACTATATCAGACGTTTTGAGCGATCTTGATAATGCTTTTTCATCGCTGAAAAACAAGAAATTACAAAAGATGGAAAAACAGGTTTTGCGGAATCTAGGCGCCTTTATGTATTCGCAAAACGACACAGAGGTAAACACAGTTAAGGCCGACATCTCAGACTATGGCCTACCTGCAATTATGCCGATTATTTGCAATCTCAATGACGATTCTGGCGAACGTTATGGTTCTGTCTTAATGATATTTAGAAAATACAAAAATCAGCATTTTTTAGAGCCAGTAAGAAAAGATTCCGCATTATATGAAGTAAGTTATTTTTACGCTTCAAAAGATAAATCTAGCCATGTAAACAAAAAATCATGCTCTACAAACTTCTTTTGTGAAATCTCTAAACATGGTGATGTAAGACAGCTAAAACACTTAGAAACAAATACCGTTAGGATAAAAGGCAAAAGGGGTACTTTTGATGTTCCCCAAAGACAATGGATTTACCAGCCAACATTTAGCGACAAAGAAAAGGGGTGGGTCTCAAACAGCGAAACCGGAAAGCGTGAAGCAGCAATATTTTTCAATATTGCAATGTGGCGAGAAATGAATGTAAACGTCACAGTGACAAATAAGGAAGGATATAAAATAGTATTTTTAGTGCCAATGCATAGATGGAAGTATTTTTTTAAGGATCGTATAGACGTAAACGTTAACGGTCGTAAAACAAAGATTTTCCATTATTGCTCAGCGCACACCAGAAAAACAAAAAATGGAGTTAGTTATGTACGAGCTCACACAAAAGGTAGCCGACATTTTTCCTGGGGTGATTACGGTGTTTCTATAACACTACCAGGAAAACATGGTATATCACTAGCATCTTTTGATGTTGCCCCCGAGACTTTTTATTCAGCCGAAGATGTCCCTACTGAAGGCTATATTGGCCACAAAAAAGTATGCGAGTTTATATCTGAAGCAATGGAATTTTAACATGTGGGTAACTAGATCAAAATTAGCTCAAGATACTGGCTGGACGGATGGCCAGATTAGAGGCTATCAAGATAAGCACTGGACACGTAACCAGCATTACGCGTTAATTGGTGGCGCGCTCATGTATAACCGCAAAGAGATCATAAAATGGCAAAATTCCCAGGTGTTGCAGCAAGTAGAAATGGACGCATTACAGTTAGATGGCAGCACAACGGGCGAACGTACAACCGCACGATCGATGCCGAGCCCACGGAGAAGAACCTCACGTCAGCGTTTAGGCAGCGTAAAAAGTGGATTGCAGCATGCAAGCTAGGAGAATACGAAGAAAGGCGCGAAAGCCTAACCGTGTTTGACGTGGCTGAGGACATGCTCAAGCATAAAGCGAAGGAACTAAAGCAAAGCACGATTGATAATTATCTATCAATTTTGAATCGGTACTGGATGCCCCTTTTTGATTTACACATAGACGAAGTGAAACTTACACATTTACGCGCTCTTGATAGACAGATAAAGTGGAAATCACCAAAGACCAGAAACAACGCAATAAGCACTTTAAAACAGGTTTTCAGCTATGCCATGGATGAGGACATTATTGACCTTGATCCTAGTACTAAGTTAAAGCCGGTCAAATGGCAGAAACCGGCAATTGATAGCTTTACCAAAGAAGAGCGCGAGGCAATATTAAACGCATTGCATCTGCATTACCGCACATTTTATTTATTTATGTTTGATGTGGGAATGAGGACGGGCGAAGTACAGGGGCTAAAGTGGCGGGATATACAAGGCGAATATGCTGGCGTTGAGAGAAATATTTATAGAGGCATAGTAACGACGACAAAAACGCACCAGACTAGAAAGGTTTTGTTGTCCCCTCGCCTATTACAAGAACTTGAAGTAATGAAGCCAAACAGGTTTAAAAGTGAATGGATCTTTACACCGAAAGGCTCAATAAAGCCCTACGCAAACGACAGAAGCTTAACTCAGGTATTTAAGCGAGCATGTGAGAATGCAGGGGTAAGGTATAGACGGCCATACTACGCCAGACATACATATGCCACCCAAGCGCTATTGTCTGGCGTCAATCCGATAACAGTAGCTAAACAGATTGGCGATAGATTGGAAACAATGCAGAAAAACTATGCTGATGTAATGGCGGAGCATAGTGATAAAGAAGAGCTTAAGAAGGCGCATAGATGAAATGGACTTTTGACGGCCCATTAATTGCTGGTCCTTACGCCATTTTATATTGCTACGACGCGAGAGAGGGTTTATTTGATGGCGCGTTAGAATGGGATAATGGCTGGAGTGAACCCTATCCTATTGTGAGTTTTGCCGGGCCATTCGAAACATTAGAAAAAGCAAAAGAATGGGCGAGCAAAAACAATCCAGAAGATATGTAAAACGTGAAGACTAACCCGCGTTTTAACACAGTTTTGACACAGTTTTTTATGAGAGGGGTGTTTTAGAGAGAGAAGCGAAAAAGCTAAGTTATTGATTTTAAATATTTTTGGTAGCACAGGGAAACACAGTAAAACACTAGTTTAGGGTTCGAATCCCTCCCTCACCGCCATTTTAATCCTTTATTTTCAATATCTTAGATTTCGAACTCTCTTTTCAACACAGTTGCAACACAGTTTGCGTGCCCAGATAAGCGCCTAGAAAATAGTTTCTTATAAGGTGTAGAATTAATTTGAAATTTTCTTACCGATATATAAAGGAGATATCATGGCTTTAATTAATTGTAGTGAATGTGGCGCGGAAGTTTCAGACAAAGCTGCTAGCTGTCCTAAGTGCGGAGCGCCTATTACGGCTGCAAAAGAAGTTGAAAAGGTAGGCGTGCAGGTTCAAACGATTCAAGAAACATCAAAGAAGCTAAAACTACAGGCTTTGATATCAGGGCTAGTTTTTATTATCGGTATGGTTTGGCTCATTGGTGCGCCTAAAACGCCGGGCTCGTTTAATCCCGCTCCGGTAATAGTAATGCTCGGTGGCCTTGTTTGGTTTATTGTTATTCGCATTAAGACGTGGTGGCACCATAAGTGATTAAGGTAACGGATTTACAATAGCTTTTACGTCATCGCCATCATAGTAAACTAGCGCACCGTTACCCGTTGTAATTGTCACCCCTGTGGGTAGCGGGCTCTCATTTTTACGCACAACCAAGCTTTGCGCCGTCGAGTTTATAACGATAAACAAACCTGATCTCTTGTCCGGGTAAAGAATACCTCTCGTGGCCGTTAAAACTGTCCCTGTGTCCGTAAATTCAGTTATTAAGTAACGCCACTCTTCAGAGCCTTCTGTTTCTGAGAGCGCATAGTCCGCGTCTGATGAAAAATTAATGGTTTGCTTACTAGCCAACATTCTCGATATGTTGTCATTAACCGTATTTTGTATCAGATAATTAACGGCTCCATCCGCTAGATTATTACTGCCCACAACGTCAGTCATTATTTAACTCCTTAGCATTAGGATATAGGGTTTCTGCATGGGTCATGCTCGCGATACCAGTTACAACAGTAAACACGCTGTTATTAGGCGTTGAAAACCCAAAGTAACATGGATACATGAGCGTATCGCTATCGCTGATACTGAATGTTTTAGTAGATGAGCCGTTGACCGTAAGTTTAAATTCGTCGTTATCTGTATCTACCATCAATGTAATCACATCACCGCTAGACCACGAAACACCGCCACTACCAGAAAAAACCGCCTCTGTGTAAAAGTCGCCTATCCCGTTACAGCTGTATTCGTAAGATTGGTCGCCCACTCTTTGTACCACTTCGTCTTTATCACCACCACCCATTAAACCCACATAAGCTTGACTAGGGAGTGTGCCCGTAATGGATAGCTCAATTACATATTGCCCCGAATCTTTAGGACATCCGTGGAACATTCTTGTACGGCTTCGTCCCGATCCAATTTTAGTGGCAACTAGACCGTCCGATGAGTAACTGAATTTGCTTGTATTAAAAGTAGTTGCGAGGGTTGGTGCTACCCAAGGGGTGGGTGTAAGGCCAATCCTACCGGGTAAACCTCGGCCTACCTCTGATCGGCTGCTCATCTGAAACATAGCAAAATAGTAGGTAGTTCTTGGTAGTCCGTAATTAAACTCTACCTGCTCTTTTGTATAGGAAAGAGGTAAAGTATCCCCACTCGAAACCCCTCTGTCGTTGTCCTCTTCATAAGCCGCGCCGTCATACATGTTTAAATAATATGATATAGAGGCTTCGTCCTGAGGTGTGCCGCCCGTCCACCACATCGAATTATCAAAGCGGGTACGTCTTAAGCAATCAAACTTTAAATCGCCCTGAGAGGATGAGTAATAACAGCTAATTAAAACAGGTGGTAAAGGCTTTAAGTTGATTGCTTGATAGGTAAAAGCAAACTCGTCCTCTGTATCGATTTCATGCTCCATGCCCTCCGTAACAGATAGAAAATATTGAGGGTCATCTATATTGCCCAGCTCATCATCTATAAATGTTAAACCGTCAGGCTCTATAAAAATTACAGTGTCGCCGGTTTCGTGTAGTGCAGTCTCCCACTCTGTGCCCTTTCTACCTCGAACAAAAGGCCCTGATAGTGTAATGGTGCCGTCTGATTCAGTTGTGGCGTTACTATATTGCATGATCTCCCAGCGCCCCGCCGCGCCGTAATAGCACATACCCTCGCCCGTAAAAATATCGTGGCCAGTTGGAAAGGTGCCGTAATCTTGCACAACTCTTAAGGTGGTGTTGTATTCAGGTAAAGCCCCGTCACTACTGGATAAAGTGCCAAGCGCCGTACCTACAATAGACGTGTTATCCCTAGCGAAGCCTTGCACTTCTTCTTTTAACCCGCCACTTACAGAGCTTTTATATAGTGTCCCACCCGGCCAGTTACCTATCCCATGCATAACACTCATAAAACTAGGCTCGTCCTGGTCATCTGGGTAAATCATAGGGGCGTCAATTAAGTGAGTGGTAGATTCAAACCGGGACCAAGGGATAGAGTCAGGTAATAAGCCAGGCACACCAACAGCACTGCTTTGATAATCTTGGGGATCTGTGCGCGTTGCTTTTACTTGCACAAACGTTTCAGGCGTCAGTGATACTTCATCAAGCCTAACGAGATAATCCTTATCATCTGTTTCAATAGTGACAACGTCAGCAGGTCGTAAATTTAAATATGTTTGAGGTAAGCTAAATTCAAAAGTCTGTCGTTCTGTGTGCGCGATTTTAATTAATTTATTTGCTATCTGGCTGGCTTCGTCAGATTCTAAGGACAAAGGCACCTCTAGTGAGGTTTCGCTTTTACTCGAAGTCGGATAGTCCCCGTATTGGACGTTTTTATCGTATTCTCTCCAAGGGTCATAGTAATTTAGTTCTATTCGCCTTGGTAAAGTATCGGCCATCTCCCATTCAGAACGAACCTTTGTACCATCCTGCTCGGTTATAAAGTCTTCTTTCGGGATCGTCTGAGAGCTGGTTTTATCTTGGCGAGTAACGCATTTTAGCGTGTAGCCATCTTCGACAATATCAAAGAGATAAGTACTTTGTAGTTGCTCAAGCATTGTTCTGGCTGGGCTTTTTGTTGTTCTATACCCTCTATAAACGATACTTTGAGTATCTAACTCTGTAGCGTCTATAGTTACACCGCATTGAGCCCCTATATCCTCTACAACATCGGATAGGTTAAAGGTCAGGCCGTTTGTATTAATTGCCCAGCGTTCAAATACAAAGTCCGATCCATCCGTTTTAGGGTAGCCCCTGGTATAAATAAAGCCTTTAATTGCCGCTTCTGCCGTGTCCTCTGTCAACGTGCCGTCATCAGTTTCGATAGTGGTGACTAATTTGCTTAAATCCTCTTTATAAACCTCAATATATTTACGCTCAGAGGGTGACATGTAATAAACATATTTTTGATCATGCCAAATAGTCGCACCACCCATACCACTAGAACCGGGCGTATTAGTAACCGCTATAGAAGCTAAAAGATTGAAGTTTTTATCGTATCTTTTAAGAATTGGGGTAGTTTCTTCGACAGAGTAAACATATTCACCATCTGATGATAAACCCACCGCCCTTAGCTCTGTATGGCTCAATTCTATCGACGTTGTGTTGCTAGTAGAAAGGGTTGTGCTGCCTGATATTTCACGGCGATAAATTTTGTCGTTTGTCTCTGGACTAGTGTTCGTTAAGCCACCAGCGACCAGTACGTTATTTCTAATTTGATAGCCGTTTGTAGCGTAGTTGTAGTCCTCTAAATCTAATACGCCCAGCTGCGAATCATAGAGAAATTGATATTTTTTATTATCAACTAAACCGCTGGGGAATATATAGCCCGAGCCAGGGCCAGCGCCCGTAAAGCTTTTAAGGCCAGAGCTATAAGCCACGCTATTAAACTGGTAAATGTACTGGGAATAGCTCTTATTTAAATAGCTAGAATCCCAGTAAGGATCATAAGCAATAGCGTATTCAGGCAATAACATGCGAGGGACAGCATTAAAACTTGAAGGGGCGCTATCCATTGAAATCGTCTTTTCTTCTAATTTAGAGACGGACCAATCTGCCGCGCTGATAATCTCGGCTTTAACATTTACCCCTGAAATGCTGTTACCAAAATCCTTTAAAGGAAAATCCTTAAATACTAAATAACACCATCCTTGATAAGTTGGTGCATCCTCACCCCTATCTAGAACAATATTAGGATCTGCTTCAGTTTGTGAGCCGTCATAAAAAGTAAAATCATATTTACTCGAATTGCCTGAGGACAATTGCGATAGCTCGTCCTCTTCTGAATAATCCGTGCTGTTATTAAAGATAAGATCAGGGCCTAACCATAAGCGAGAAATAATCGCATCTGGTTTCGCTCTGCACAACAACACAGCGAAGGTTGCGCCGTAACTGTATGTACGCACAGTAGTGCCACCACCTAGAACGCCACCCCCTACTTTCTTTTTATTTACGTTTTCTTTAATGGAGTTATTCTTAACCCAAATAACATATCCTTGCGTCGCAATTCGCCCGTATAAAGTAGGTATATCCTGCCCGTATGCCCCAGTAATAACGGATAGATCGTCTAGCCTTGGCCCGTCCTGCCTTGTGCTTGGCGGGCGTAACACTGAGCCTATGGCATAACCGATAGCGAAACCGACACCAGGGATTAGAGCGCCTATTAACCCCCCAACTAAACCGCCTAAATTAAAACTCACTTCTTACCCCTCTGAGCAATCGCAGACGCGACCGGGACATGTGGGAAGCCGCCAAAGTTCGGGCCGTTGCTCCATTTATTGACGCAATCCTCTGTATATCTTTTTCTACAGCCAGCCAATACATCAAACGTGTCACCTATTTGCGGCGTGTAGTAAAGGGGATAATCTAATTGAAAGGTTTTGGTTGATGCCGTGTAAGCCACTACCGTTCTACGCCCTAGCCCGTAATTTGCCGCGCCGGTTTTAAAAAGTAATTCACCGTTACCGAAATAATCATCAGGGAATTCAGGCGAGTTACTTAAAGCGCCAGAAGTGAACGTATAATCATTAATTACACTCGTGATTATCCCGGCGTGAGTGTTTGAAGCTGTATCAACTCCACAGGTCCAGTTCGAGCGCGCTATGATTGATTCATTATCTAGGTGTGAATCGGTGAAAATCTTCTGGCAAAGTGGCGTACAGATCGAGCCGATTGTGGTGTTTAACTTATCCTTTAAGCCTAAAAGCTCGGCAGTGTAGCGCCCGTCTCTTTCTCTTATCTTACCTAAGGTATGAAGGGTAATAGGCGTTTCATCTTCAACGGGGTTGCTCCAGTCCGTTGTAAAATGCCGAACTGATGCCCCATCCCATTTACCCGAGTGCACGTCATCACGATCTAAAGCGCTCGCAGAATAAACAGCACCAAAATCAATCACGGCAGGGCCATTATCAAGTTTTAAAGAGACTGAAGTGATCGCCGTATTAGTTGAGGTTAAATACACCTCACTATTAGACATCGTTAAATCGCTGGCAAACTCAGTAAGCCTTACGATAGTGCCGTCTAGCGCTGTGATTCTGAAACAATTAACTAACTTCATGGGTTAAGGATTTCGATAATAGAAACACTCACGGATAACAAATTATCGTCACCCGAACGCGTGTTAAAAGTGAGATTTGGTAAGGAGCCGTCAAACCTCATAGGTAAATCAAACTCACAGCCACCCCTTACAATTTCGTTTGTTTGAGGTCGCGTGTTGACTTGTCCTAGAGGCGAGGCAGAAGAAAAGGCCGTATAGGCGCTTGAATTGATATCCACTGTGATTGTGGTCGCTGTGGTGCTTTGAATGGTGGCGCGCTTGCCGTTTATCTCGGTCATACCTGAAACGCCAGAAAAGTGCACGCTATCCCCTACTTCATAGGTGTGTGTGCCTACTGTAACCTCTGCGGTCCCAGCTTGGGATATGTTAGTGATAACTTTCTGATTGTTAGCGGCAAACGTGATCAAGCCAGTGCTGCCCACCGTCCAGCGTGCAACTTGAGGGCTCCCTGTTTGATATTGCCCTACTTGGACTGTATCGCCGTTATCGTCAACGATTGAGATTAGAACAGAGCCGTCTACAGGTTTTTTAATTAAGCGCCTAGAAGCATCAATCACACCCTCGGTGCCGTACCATTTTTGAAGCTGATAAACGCCCGCAGAGGATAAGGAAAGCAGTTGATCGCTAAAGGTAGGCGTACCTGTTAAGCCGTTTGTTGAATAATCGCTTGGATTGCGCCACCTGAACCCGTCATAACCGCCGTTTGTTTTGTTATAAAAATCAACTAAGTTTGCATACATCCATGACTCGGTTTTGTTATCAAAATCTAAATCGGCTATTACCTTTGGGTAAGGGTTTAAAAGGTTTCTATACTCGTTACCACCTGCCGAGCGATGGATTGAAAAGCTGTAATTTTGAGTGACCGAACTACCAAACGCGAATTGTTCACTTAGGCGCTCTTCTAAAAAGCTCATGAATATCGATTACCCTCTCTCAATGCCTTGGCCGCTTGCCTCCCTGCTACACCTGCCGCCCGCTTGGCTTCGTTTGCGTCAGATATGCCGCTAAAGTTCATGGATATATTGTTATTACCACCCATTTTTATTTGATCATTGGGTATGATCGTGCCAGCCGCATCAGGCACAAATAGCTCGGGCCCGTTCTCGCCAACTAAAGAAATTTTATTCATAGGAGGGCGCCCGCCTTCAGCAAATGCACCGCCGAAGAAATCCAAAGCCCCACCAATTAAACCGCCACCGCCATCTACACCACCGAATAGAGAAGAGGTAAGTTTTTCAGCTGCGGCTTGGGCTGCCATTCTGTTTAATAAGCCGCTGAATGCACCTTCAATATCGGTAAATTCGCCCGTTATCGCATCGTAAAAGACGCCGTTTAATTCACTTTCAAAACCAGATTTAAACCGTGAAGCCATTTCACCGCCCTGCTCTTCTGGCCTCTCAAATTCAGGGATAGACATATCTAAGGCTGGGGTTTCGGGTAGGGTTGCCTCTTCGTCCTTTAGGCTCTGAATTGACTGTGTTACTTGCGCCGTCTTCTCCGGCACCTCGTCCAAGGTTTCGATTAGGTTTTTTGTTTTTGTATCTACGCTCTCTACAGCCTGACCTTGGGCTTTATAAGATTCTGTAAGGGCGTCACTTGATACGGGGGTTATCGATGCTTGCGGCTTACTAGCTGGCGCGCTGGGCTTTTGGGATACTTCGAAGGTTTGTAGATCCCTAGATGCTTCAAGCATGCCCTCAAGTACAGCTTTTCGTTGCTTAAGCTCTTTTAATTCGGCTTTATTCGCATTAGATCTCGATTTACCCAAAGAGATCATTCTAGCTTCAACTTCTGCCAGCTCTTCTTCTATTCTAGGGATATCCCCCACCGCTGGGCCTGTCACCCACGCGGCGAACTCTTCAGCTAAAAACCTGACACCATTTGTTACTGACGCAATAGCTCGGGCTGCTTCTGAGAAGCCCTTTATAATCGCCCCTGTTAAGGCGTTTATCCCTTCTTTTACGGCAGGATCTGATAGTGTGGCGGTTAACTCTTCTATAGCATCTTGTGCCGCGCCTAATCCTGAATCAGATTCTAGTAAGTCGCCTAAGGTATTTTTAAGTGAGGTTAAGGCGCCGCCGAAAGTATCCCTTGCTGCTACTGCTGAACCACCAAATTGTTTCTCTAATTCAGCAAGTATTAGCGTTTGAGCTTCAGCCATTTGGCCCGATTCGGCCAAGCTTTTAATGAGGGTTTGCTGATCCTCTGAAAACTGAATGCCTGCACGAGACAATGCACTCAGATTCTTAATAGGATCGTTTAGGGCCTTACCTAACTGTACAACCGAGGTTTTAAGATCCTGATCCATCCTTGTGGAGAGATCTAAAGCCGCCTCGATTGTTTTATCAAACTGATCTCCAATTACATTAGTAAAAGTAAGTAATTGAGATTGCGCGGCAATAATATCCTCATCGCCAAAAGTAGTGGCGTTTTGTAGCTCACTTGCTTTTTTGGTTAACTCGTCAATCGATTGGCCGACTATGTTACCTGTGGATGCAAGGCCCGCTTCTAATTGCTTAACCGCCGCTTCTTGTTTAGCTGTGGCATCAACAATAGATTTAGTTAACGAAGCAAAACCGATTGCACCAATAGCGGCCTGTAGACCAGTACCAAGAGACTTAAACGATTTTTGGATGCTCTTGGTGGCTTTCTTGGTGTCTTTCGAAAACCGATCAAGCTTAGTATTCGCCCGGTTTAGCTCCGTTTGAAGCTTCTTAGTTTCGGCTTCGAGCTTTACAATAATTTTGCTTTCGCTAGTCATTTCTTAGCCTTGGCACGTAAAAAGGATGTAAACGTCTTGGCGTTTTGCTCGCGTGTAGATGTAGGGTCTTGATAGAAAAATGATTTAAGGTCTGGGGGTTTGCGGCCTCTTCTTGTGTTCGCCGCACAGAACAATTGAGCTATCACCGCCATATGCCAGTTATCCCTCATTGATCCATAAGGTTCGATCTGGTCATAAGCTGCTAATTTGATAATGTCCGAGTGTGGCCAACTCTTTACAACGTGCGGAGGGTAGCCGAGCGTGACGGCCACTTTCATAATAAGCCGTTCGAAAGGGTCAGCCCTTAAGGCTTTGCCGCTTTATCAACAGAATCCTTTGTATAACCAGATAACTCCATTACCTTGTCAGATAATGCGATTAAGATATTTGCAGCAATCTTTTTCTGTATTCTTTCAGGTGTCCACCAGAAACGGCGAAACGCAGGACAGCACTCTTTAATTAAAAGCGCACGATGGAGCATAGGGTCATTATTCTTTTCAACAAACTTTGAAAACTTCATAGCCTGATGAATAGTAAGGCCTAAAACTTCAATCTCCTTTGATAAGCCAGGGAGGGAAACCAATTCTGGTACCCTCCCGGCTTTCATTAACTCACTGGCTGATGCTGGCATTATGATAAGGTCACGCCGCCCGTGATTTTGAAGTTAAAATTAATACCTTGTTTTGTGCCTACACCAGGTGCAGCAGACCAGCCCAAGACAACAACGTCACAAGTATAAATTGTAGTTGTGTTAGGGCTTACGCTTGTATCTGTTTCGGTTATGCGAATACCGCGCGTCAAGCCTTTCAATCCTATAATGCTGTCCTGATAGTTTGGACTCGCATGAGTACGGTTGCAACCCATAGTGAACTCATCACCATCTGCTAAGCCGCCGATATACTCTTCACTTGTTGATTGAAAGTGTGTAACCCGCTCAAGGGGCGTTGATTCACCAAAACTTGGGAAATCATTTACCTCTGGGATAGTTACATAGTTCTCTGGAGATGTGGCGGAGTCGTTAAGATTCAACTCTACTGTGATGTTTGATAAAAACGCATTAGTCGTCATAGTTCTTTACTCGTGAGTTAATGTTAAAAATACCGAATATCCATATAATTCGGGGCCAGCATCAAAGCCACCGCCCCCATTTTTTGCATCAATGTGTACTACCCTGTAATTCTGGTTAGGGCTGCTATCTGTATCAGTCATAGGCCCGCTAAAATTGTCTAAAAGCGTTACGATCTCGGCCGCTACTTGCTCGGCATACTTAGCACCGCCGTTTGTGTTATCCGTCCAGATAGTCACTTCATACTCATGCTCGATCATGTCCGTAGTGGTGCCTGTAGCGGACCAATGCCTTTCTCTGAAATCACCGTTATCATCGATTACAAGGCAGGGCTGAGAGTTAAGGGGGGCACGATTAACGTAAACGCTAGTAAGTGAGAGATTGGCTTTTAGATATGAAACGAGAGCGCCGGTAATCATTTAGCCGCCTTGTTGATTCGCTTTAATAATTGCTGTCTAAAGCCTTGGTCTATTCTTGATCTATTGGCCCTTTCTGCTCGCCCTAGCCAGGGATTAGCTCTAACTTGCTTACCGCCTCTATGGGTGAAACCTTTTTCAAGGATCTTGCCGTAAAATGCTTCGCCTCTAGCGGCTAGCGAATAGCCCGCCCTGGTTTTATCCCGATATCGAATCTTCTTCAGCTTGATGTTTCTTTTTAAAAAGCCTGGAGCAACTAATCGGCCCTTATAGGTTCGATGGGTGTCTTTGCCCTGTGGCGCATTAGCTCTTGCGGCTTTCATCATGGGCACCATCGCGGCACGAATAGATTGCGCGACAATCTTCTCTTGTGTGGTGTCCTGTATTCTTCTGAGCTTTTGCTGTAGCTCTTTCACGCCAATTACCGTCATGCCTCGACCTCTTTACAGACCACAATAATTTCAACGTTTCGATTTGCCGGGATGATGATGTCTTCAATATCGAATAAACGAGCGGGGGAGTAACGGTAATCCGCTAAGCGCTTGGATTTTGAGATAAGGTTCTTTTCATACCGAAAGCGTATTCTGTAACGTTGTTCGCCTACTTCTCCGACATTCGAGAAGTACTCTTTGCCATTTAAAGGCTCAATCGCGCAGTGCCTTATCTTGTAATCGGTCCAATCGCCCACTAATTGGCCGTAGCTATCCTGAGTAGGGGGATTCTGAATGGTTACCCTGTCTTTTAAGCGCCCCGCTCTCATTTGTATTGCCTGTAAGTTGACGCTAGAGCTCCGTAAACCGGGTTATCAAAAGTTTGTAGTTCGTTTCTCGACTCTCTATTTCTATAAAGCTCTGAGGCCAGCATTGTGATTGCTTGGCGCAAGGGGCGAGGTATATCACTGATCAAATCAATAGAGGATTCGGGCGAGGTTTGCGTGTAATAGCCTGCCCAGTAATCGACCCAAACTGCATTAGATTGGTATCTTGAAGAGGGCCACGTTACACCGTAAGCCGTTCTGACAATGTTTTCTTCTGCTTCGTATGTGTAATCCGATGCGCTCACCGTTTGAGTGACGCCGTCAATATCTACGTATTGGATCTGGTCGATAACTTGTACAGGTCCACCAGTAAGCTCAAACTCATCACAGAACGAATTAAAGTACATTCTTAACTTGCGCCGAACTAAAGAAAGCTCGGTCATTGCTTCTATGTACTTGGTCGCGGCTTCAATATACGAATCCACTAACACGTCGTCATCGTTATGTTCAATCACCGCATTTAATTTCACATCAGCAAGCGTAACCGGCTGTACTGTGGGCGCGGTTAAAACTTTAACCAATGCCATATCATGCCCTCGTTAATCTCTTTTAGTGTCCAGTTGTGCCAAGCCAAACAGTTAATCCAATGCGCTCTATCAGGATTTTGTTGACCTGATATAAAGCTCACTGGGCTGTTGTCAGATAGGGTTTTAACTACTAAGCCGTTGATAGCGGCATCTACCAATGCTGTGCTTTTGCCACCTATTGCAACGTCATGCCTGTTTAGGCAGCTCTGTAAGCTTTCTTTAGATTTGTGTTCTGATGGGTGTCTGCGTATCGTTGCGCCGTCTATGTCTAGATATTGGCCGAAATCGCAGAGCGCTAGTGTTCTATGCCCGCGCTTCATGGGCTTTAATACTGGCCGTGCTCTTTGGGGCTTGTTAGACCAATCAAAAACCTTTTCGCCGTCCCTTAATTGATGGATAGATACCGCGTGAGGATCACCCCAGTAAGCGCGATCTACGTATAAACAATCGGGATGGTGTTTCTTCGCCCAATGCGGCCCTAAAACGACCATGTGCTCGTCTTTGGCTTTGGGGTTGTGAGTAATAGAAGCGTCTATTGCTTGGGCGTTTAAACCGTTTAAAAAGGCTTTTGAGTAGCTAACTTGCCAACTTATGCGAGGGTTTGCATGTATTAGTACGTGCATTCTTTACCCATGTTTTGTTGACGTTGTCGGGCTTTGGGTTGCCGTGAAAACAAATTACTTTTGCATCGTTAGGGGGTGTGGCTTTACAGTGATACTTGTAACTATAAATGCCATCCATAGGCGCAATAACATGCTCACCTGGGTTGCCGCATAGCTCTGTTATAAATTCTTGATCACCCCATAGGCCCTTGTAATAACCGCAATTACCGTTTTGAGGTGGGCCTATCTCTTCAGGGTGAAAATTACCGGGTATAAATGAGTAACTACGCCCCCAAGCCATAACACTGGATTGGCACCCACCGTGCCCGGATTGAGCCCAGTTTTTAGGCATAGATAATTGGCTTGACAGAAGAGAATCGAGAGAGCCTACAATCACAACATCCAAATCGAGATAAAGGTGTTGTCCTTCTGTGGCGTGCTCGAATAATTCAAGCTTCATCCACCAGCCCGGCCAGTTATGTTTCGAAATGACCGTTTCGATACCTTCAACGGGCTTATCTGCTAGGCATTTAAATTGATAAGGGGTTTTTATGTGCTTTTTAGCCATTGAGGCCAAAATTTGAACGTCTCTATCCGTGTATTTGTCGCCGTTTTTTACACACCAAACCGTCAACATACATACACCGCATCATTGTGATATTTTTCGATCTTTCGATAACCCAAAGTCCCTATGTATTGATCAAGCTTTGCGATCTTGTATTTCATGTGGGGTAGTTGTTTCTGCTCTACTACAATTACCGGGTTAAATTCTTTTATGGTGTTTTTAGCGCCTTCTAAAGCCATTAGTTCAGAGCCTTCAACATCTAATAAAATCAGGTCGCAGGCCTCTAACTTAAAATCATCAATTTTTAAAAGCCTAAAATCACCATTTTGAACCGGCTGAACATACCACGCGCCAGAATTACCCTTTTCAAAATCGTCGCGTTTAATTACCCCAGCCCCGGTACTGTGCCAAAGAGCCCCAAGGTGGTGCTCTATGTTTTTCTTGCTCTCACAGTTTCGCGTTAAGCATTTATAATTCTCTGCGCAAGGCTCGCAAGTTATAACCTTGTCAAATAGCGTAGAAAGCTTTGCAGGCCACAAACCACACGCCCCGCCCGCTTGTATGGCTAAGCTTCGGCCTTTCACATTCCTTATTATTTTGTCTATGTCATACACCCAATCATTAACTAGCTTTAGTTTGGTGTCGGACTCTGGCCAATAGAGATAATCACGATCTAGCCATTCAAAATAATTTTTAAGTTTGTCCATAGAATTTAGGATTCAATAAGCTGTCGAATTTAAAGCACTTCAAAGCGCTGTCTTTTGTTGTGTTTATTATGTTTAAACCCTGTTTAGCCACTTGTTCATAACAAGTAATAAGGCCGTCAAAGGTTGAATATTTTCTAAGCTTTTCGGGGTACTCACCGGCTTTATCGCTGAGCGTTTCAAAGTAGTGTCGCTTACCTTGATAATGCATGTCATAACCCACTAAAAAGATAGGGTCACAACCGTAATGCAGTGCAAGGTTTAAAGCCTGAAAACCGCTGCTATGGCCATAGGCTATATAATTAGGGTCTAAACTTAACCCATCACAACGGTTAGGGCCTTCACCCCATTTGCCCGGTATGTACTGGTAACCGTACGTTTCACAAATCTGCTTATCCCAGTGCCACTTGTGAAAATCGCCTTTAACGGGTGAATAGTGGTCATGCCATTGAGGGTCACACGCTATCCACACGTCTAAATCAAAATCTTTAAACGTGTTATTGATCCCAAATAAAACAGCGCCGCGTTTTTGGCTCTCTTTTACTGCCTGTAAATCTAGGCTTGGCCCGGTCCCGATGACAACGCCAGGGCGTCCTCTAAATTTGCTCTTTTGAAATAAGGTAAGGCTGTTTCTCTCGTGCAATTCAACACCTCAACGCCTTCGCGCTCTAAATCTTCAGCGAGCTTTTTAAATAAGGGGACGATAGAGCCAAAATTTGGCCCGTTTGTTAGGTTTGCAGGGTGAGCGCCAAAAAAATGCATTTTGTTTTTTGCCTGCATGTCGTAACCAAGCAAAATAATTCTTTCAGCGCCCCACAAATAGGCCAGATTTATAGCTTGATAGCCTGAGTTTTTGCCGTAATGGATATGGCCTTTACCTAAGCCGGGTAAATCCAAACCATCCACTATATTAAGCTTGTATTTTTGAGCAGCGCCGTAATGCATCAAGTCATTCTTGCCGCTCTTTTTATTAACCTGTATCCACTTCTCACCCTTAAAGCTTTCAGTCGATTCTGCGTGCGTATCCCACCACCGGGCGTCGCATGCATATAAATACTCTGCTTTAGGGGTTAACTTGTAAGCATCGTTTACCGCGATGATTTTCGCGGGCGCCCTCTCGGCTTTTTCGCAGTCTTCTTTTGTGAGACTGGGGCCGGTTGCGATGCAAATGATTGTGTTTTTTTTTCGGTGACTGGGGTCACTTTGGTTTCGTACTTCTCAGCCGCGCCGATATTAATTAAATGCTGAGCTAAGCCTGGCTCATAATTACCTATGCCCGGCTCATGCCAGATACCGCCAAGTAAAACGCTTGATATAACTCTAATTTGCATAAATTACCTTTAATCAGGGTAAGCGGGTGTTACCCCGCCTACCTTGACTTTGTTACAGGCTACCAGTGATAAAGGCTTCAGTACGGTAGACACAAAGTGCCAAACGCTCTTCAGCTCGGATAGTAACCATGTTTTTCTGAAAGTTGGTTGAATCTTCAAGTGACATTTCAACCGCTGCTTGCTGGCGATCTTTGATCTCTGCACCCATAGATGAGCCGATCAAGAAAGTGCCCGCTGCAATAGAGTTAGTCACAACAACTGGCAAGCCCCAAAGTGTTGGCCCCATCAAAGAGCCGGGGTTACCGATAACGTAACGGTCATCAGATGCACCCACTTTGCGCGTTTCAATATCAAACCAATCCTGAGGATTAAGGACCACAAAATTTGGTCGATACTCTGCAATATGCGCTTGTTTAATCGCTGAACGAATAATATCGATTTCATTCGAAAGCTCTGGCGACTCGTTAGCGAATGTAGTCGCTTGAGTGATCAGGCCGTTAAGCTGATGATTTGAACCCGTACCGCTAAGCAATTGGGTTTCTTCTTTTAGCTTAAGTCCATACATCAAACGCATGTTAATGTGACTCTCAAGGCTTGCAGAATCATCAAGAACCTGCTTTGAAGCAGGGATGAAGTGCGCCAAGGTCACTACAGGCTCATTAACGAGTGAAAAAGTAATACCTGATTCGGGCTTGGTTACGTTTTCATACGCTTCAGGTGAGCCAGCTATTTGAGGTCCAGCGTTGTTAGTAAAAGAAGCTTCACGCGTAAACTCAATTAAGTTTGAGCTAGTTGTCGAAGTTGGCAACACGTCACGAATGGTCATAATTCGGTTAGGCGTAGAATAGATCCCGCCTTGACGATCAGCTTCAACTAAAGGCTGATTTTGACCCGTGGCGTTAATGATCGCCGTTTTCAACTCCATGCGAGCACGACCCGTACGGCCATTTTTAAGATCCATGAAAGCATCAGATTTCATGAACTCTTGGCCAAGGTTTTTGGTCTCTGTTGCTTCAACAGTTGCCGCGCCTTTCTGCTCTAGGGTTTGCATGCGATCAAAAAGGCCATCATATTCGCCTTTCAATTCGTCAAGCTTACCGCGAGTTTCTGCGTTAACTTCACCAAGCTGCTTAACTTGCTCGTTTGCTGATTCGTAGTTTCTATTGATCTCGTCAAACTTCTTAACGATCAACGATTCAATGTTTTTTAGCTCGACAACATTTTCCATGCTGTCCAAGCTTTTGTTTACGTCTGTCATTTTTCTATACCTAAGTTATCAAGTGTTGCAATTAAAGAATTCACCGCCGTTTTGCGGTTGATTCGTTTTGTTAGTTCTTCTATTTGCTTTTCAGCCTCTAGCAGATCACCTGATAAAATGCGTTTAGCATGGCTTAAGAACGTAGAAGCCATATTTTTAGAAATGGCAAATTCATCACGAATAAACCATTCTAAATCTCGGATATCCTCAAGATCTGCCATGCTCTTAACCGCCGTTACCATTGCTTTTGGCTCACAGGGAAAAGTTACAATGCTGTTTTCTCTAAGGATTAAATTTTTTATTACTCTGCCACCGTCATTTTTTTGTTCGTAGTCATCTTTTGACATAGTGAAACCAATACTTTGACCTGTTATATGGCCTCTTTTCATGGCTGAGTGCAGAGAAGGGCCGTTTTTGTGTTCTAGGTTGATTTCACCCTCTACAAAAAAGCCTTTCCGGTCTTCATAACCGACAACCATCCCAACCGGGATCTCATTATGTTGGTGGTTAATAAATAACGGGATTTCTAAACCCTCGGCACTTTTAAATGCTCCGGGCAAAATGGTATCGTTTACGTTATCGTTCGAATTAAATACGCTTGCGTATCCTTCAAACTTGCCGTTGTCATTGTCGAATTTGAGATTGCATTGACTCAGAGGATTGTCTACTTTGTGCAGCATCACGCGAACTCTCTTTTAGATTTTCCAAGTTAGTTAGATTGGTTTGAGCTGTTAATTCGTCAGCTCCATCCCGATTAGGGAGATTTAAGCGGCTTCTAGCCTCGTTGCGGTCCATAATGCCGTTTTGAACGTTTGAACCAAGGAAGTTAGCCAAAGCCGTGCTATCCATCTTGACCAAGCTAGAGGCGTCATGATCAACATTGATATTCGTGCCAGTTGGTAAAAGTGAATAGCGTATAGCGCTTTCCCATTCGTCCAGATAAGGCTGAATGGTGTGAGTAAGAAACATAAGCATTTGTTGCTCAAAAGAAGCGGGCCAAGATGATGATTTGTCACCCCCGCCTATTAAGACTTCGGGCACATTAAAATAGCGTGCAATATCCCCTATCTGATGGGATCGAGTAGCAATCATTTGCATTTGATCAGCGTTAAAATCTAACGCGTCATACTTCATACCACCTTCTAACACCCAAAGTTTGTTAGAATTAGTCGCGCCCTCACTTAAGCCTTGGTAAATGGTTCTAACCTGCTCCCTTTGCTCTTTTGTTAGCAATCGGTCAAGTGTTAGAACACCTCCAGGTCTGCCACCGTTAGCGAATTGCTTCGCCGCGTAAATATCTGCACTTGCAGCTAGGCCAAAGGTTTCTCTTGCGTAGTTGTTACGCTCTGCCCCCACAACACCTTCAAAGCCAAAGCCCTTAAGATGAAAGATTGATTTCTCAGAGAATACTTTTACGCCGCTTTCGGTTGAGTAGTGGTAAGTTAGATCTCCGCTATCCGTAATAAATGGGGCCATACGCCCCGGCCTTAGGGGGATAAGAGCAACTAATCTATCGCCTACATATTGCTTCTCAGCATACGCGTTATTGAATAAAGCCATTTGCGCGGTCATAGCTGATCTAAAATCACGCGGTTTCATCCATAAATTAGGCTTACTATGGAGCAAATCAGTTAAGTAATGGCGTGATTTGAGCGTTTCTCGGCCTTTTTCGGTCTCTCTGAATACTGTTAATGGTAATCCTGTAACTGAGTTGGTAATTAGCTGTACGCAAGCCCAAACTGAGCTTATTTTCAAAGCCTGTTCATCAGTGACACTAATCCCGGCGCGTGTACTTGTTTGCTCTACTGCCCCGGCTTGATAACCCGTATCAGGGTTAGAAATTGCGCCCTTATTAAACAGGCGAAGAATAGGCGCAAATATATTCATACGTTAATAATCTCGTTAATAAATTCATCGAATGTGCCTGCGTCTGAATCCATAGAAGCCCCTATTGCCATAGTCGCCGCTATCATGAGGTCAATTCGGCCATTTGATTTAGATTTGTCGAGTTTCTTATTACCGGCAGGATCTTCAACCGCTACAGCGTTAGATGCGCACCAAGTAAGGACTTGATTGCCTGTGTGCCTGATTTCACCTGAAATTAATAAGCGCTCGAACTCTTCAACAGCTGGCGCCATGTCCTTAAACCCTTGGCCAAAGGGCTCTAGATCGGGCAGCGTGTAGCCTTCTTTATCAATTAAGAGCTTCAGGTCTTCTATGCGCCATCTGTCATAGGCGATTGTTTGGATTTCATACTGACTATGTAGCTCTGCGATCTTCTCAAGAATGGCCAATTTGTTAACCGCCTTACCCTCTGTAGTGAGAAGGTCTTCACGGTCACGCCATGCCAAATAAGGGACTTTGTCTTCTGTGGCCTTTTTCTCTAAGCCGTCATTTGGTAGCCAGCCAAATGAAAGGAGCCGCCATACAGGGTCTTCTCTAGTAGGTTCAAAAACTAAAGAAAGGCCAGTTAAATCCGTAGTAGAAGATAAATCGAGGCCACCCCAGCAGCGGCGCCCTGTGTAATTAACAGGTTTTTCATCTTTACACGAAAGCCAAATATCATAAGAGATCCAAGGGTTAGAGGCTTCGGTCCATTGACAGAAGTTCAATCTTCTAACGGTTGCCTCTTTCGAAGGCATGCCGCGTGCTTCTCTAACCTGTTTTTCCAGGTAATCTTCGCGAATCGTGATACCTAAGCTAGGGTTTGCCTTAGCCCAGCATTCAGTATCTTGAAAGGGGTCGTCACCCTCGTCTAATGCGCATACGTAAGAGAAGAAACTATCATCCTCCACCGCACCGCTCGCTACCTTTGCGCCGTATTCGTGATACTCCCAGCAGATAGATTGCCGGTTAGCGCCGCTGTTGGTAATCATGAAAACTAAGGGCTGTCTACGCCCTTTAATACCAGCACTTAGAAACTCAACTACCGCACCTGTTTTGTGCTCGTGTATCTCATCTAAAAGGGCTATGTGTGGACGTGGGCCGCTTGCGCCGTCATCCGCTGAAATAGGTCTAAAGAAAGAACCTTTTTCTAAATAGGCCAAGTTCCAGACATTCTGTCCGGTCCCGCTTTTCTTAATCCGGTTTTTTAATGCTTGGGATTGGTCAACCATCGCCACCGCATCTCTAAACAAGATCATGGCTTGGTCTTTCTTTGTGGCAGCTGCGTATATCTCGGCTCGTGGCTCGTTATCCGATAACATACCGTATAAACCAACACCCGCCGCTAAGGGTGATTTGCCCGAACCTTTGCCCGTTTCTACGTATGCAGTGCGAAATCTTCTATAGCCGTCTTCGCGTTTCCAGCCAAACAGCGAACCAACTATAAAAGCCTGCCAGTCCAGAAGATGAAAAGCAGCGCCTTCAAATTCACCGCCGTTTAACTTAAGGACAACTTTGTAATATCTGATCGCCCGGTCTGCGGCTTCACTATCAAAATGTAAACCGCGTTCATGGCCGTTTTCTAAATCCCTTAAATGGCGTTCACATGATGCTCTAACATGTGGCCCGGCTGGATACTCACCATCAACAACCTTTTGCGCATAATCCGTAACCCTAGAAAAACTCATCTTCCGGGTTTTCTTTTTCTTCTTGCTTGGGCGCTTGAATCTTCATTCGATCAACCGGATTCATCCCAAGCTTGCCTAGCATCATTGTTAATTGGCTTAACTTTGCGCCGCTGATGCCTTCAGGGTCACGCCTAAACTGTGATAGTAATTCGCAAATAATCGAGAGGTATGCGCGATCCGTATCACCCAATACACCGGGGACAATTGTATTAACTAGCTCATCCCATATGTCCGCAGGCGCTACTGGCAAGTTAGACGGGTAAGGGCCTATACCAGCTTTGGGTGTAGGCTCATTGCGTTTGCCGTGTCTATCCTTGCGGTATGTGCCGCCTATCTCTAGGAGTGGTGTTGGTTTTGGTGGTCTAGGCATAAATTTCTATTTTGACATTGTGAAAAT